ACGTCATACTCCCTGAACTCGTTCAGTTGAGGGAGGAGGTCCATTATCTTCGGAAACACACCTGGCCCTACGTTCAGGCGATGAAAGAGGATGGGGCGCAGCTCAGTGATATGGAGGCAAAAAGGGAATTCTTTAGCAACCTATATGATGAGGATGTTAAAGAACTCTTGGGTATTAAAACACGCTATGCAAAGAGCACCAGTCTCACTGCGTTAGAATTTGATAGAATTAGAAAAAATCATCGGTCCGATACATCTTGACATTGTACGTACCATCTTTCCCTGTCACTGAAACACTTTCACTGCCATAGAACTCTGGACATCCAATGTCCTCGGTGCATTCACGCCCGTCGTGTGTCACAGGTACAGGGTACATCTGTTCCCCTGTTGTCGTGGTGTAGTAGTTGTATCGGTCTCTGTACCCGCGCGCTTCTTTGCCATAAAGGGGGAGGGTTTCATTATTTGGTCCCAACAAGAGACCCATCTGCTGCATGTGTCCAGGTTTGTACTGTTTGATTGGTGGTCCCCTGTACTCTGGTGCGCGTCTCGGGGGGTCCACTCGCACTGGCACGGGCACTTCCACAGGGACTTCAACTTCCACAGGGACAGCCACGGTGGTGGGGTAGTACCATTTGTAAAGCAGGGCGAGCGCTAATACAACAATCGTCGCATACATGAGACGAGTTTTATTTTTATTCTTCATGTATACTATATGGCGGAGAAAAGAAAGCGAGCGACATTCTTTAATAATCTTTTGTCTGACATGGAACGACAACGAGATGAAAAGCGACTTGAACGAGAGCGATTAAAAAGAAAGAGACAAAATATGAGAAATGCCGAAGCCGCTCGTATCGCATTAGAAACACACCGCGCGAAGAAAAAAAGGATGGAGAACGCAAAGGCAGTGGCTGAACAAAAAGCTATGATGCGACAAATCAATACCTACGGTACGATGATTGGAAAGGGTGTGCTCGCAGAAAAAATGTACAAACGCATGTTGGAAAAGGTGATGCGTCAAACGACATATACTCCCACTGATTTTAAATACTTGGGGAAGGTTGTAAGGGCGCGTCAGGAAAAGCGGTGGTCTGTCGTTGAACGTCTCATCAGAGAGTGGGAAGCCGATGTGAAGCGTCGGGTGTGTCGTATGAAGAAGAAGGACATGCAAAACATTGCGAAAGGGTTGAATGTGAATGCGGGCAAAAAGAAAAAGGCACAACTTTGTCAGGCTATTAAAAATAAAATGTAAGCTAGTTGTAATACAATAATGGTGCGACCGAGTAATCTTCGGAAAATGTTCCAGGAGAATGAGGAGGAATATAGGTTTAAAAACATGGTTGAAAAGTTTGGAAATGCTCAAACACTCTACAATTACCAAAGATTGCGAGCCATCTACGCGAATCGTAAAGAACCCAACTACGTGAACGCTATGCGTCAATCCAGACCCATCTTGTACGACCGCCTTCAGAAACTCGTGGCGCGTCTTCCCGAAGAAATCTTCAACAATGGAAGAAATATCTATTTATCTGTGTCAGCCAACTCGTCACCGAAAGAGTTGTTCAACGCTATGAATAAAGTGAAAAGGTTGCGTGTGAAGCCGACTGAACCGAACCAACCGGTCATTAAGGACCCTTTGAATACACTCAAGTACACACAAACATACATGGCACAGGAACTCGGCAAATCGCGAAACAGAAAAAACTATGCCAACAAAGCATTGTTGTTTATGGGCCAAACCAACTTCGCCAGAGCTGTTGTTCGTGCGAAGGTCATCCTCGCCAAGCGTGTGAAACAGAGATATGCCCGTCTGTCTGAAGAAAATAAAAAGTTTGTCAACGTCTCTCGTCTCAATAAATCGTCGAACCCTGAACAACTCCTCAAAGCACTCGAACGCATGTCTAAATTTAACATGACTAATAACAACGCGTCTTGGCGTTTTACTTAAGACGAAACTGGTCAAAAAAGTGCACAGTCGTGCGAAAGTTAAAATACACAATCATACATATGGCATCACCAATATCGTGTTTCCTTTCATAGGGTATCTCTTCACCCTCTGGAAGATACTTTTCCGCGATACTTGTGGTTCTCTCTTTTCTTTCCTCATATGTCAGGTGTCTGATACCAAAGTGTACGTGCAAAGACACCGGGTTCACCAAGGTCACTTTGTCTTTGAACATGTAATGTAATAAAACTTCTATGTTTTGAAATCCACCCGGGGGTTGTCTCTCTATGAGAATGTGTTCGGCGCTGTCAAACCACACCTTGTACTCATTCACCATCAACGGCACTAGGTCAACGATGTCATTACTAAAGATGTATTTGTAATCCTCCAAACTTACCTTTTTCATAAACACTGGACGTACCACCTCCTTTTCACACTCCGCGAAAACGAGACCCATGTTGAAATATCCAATGTCTATGGCGAGGATTTGGCGCATATGTGTTTAAAGGTTGAGTAAGTTTTTAAATTCTTTATAGAACGGTTTGTAATTATTTAATATTTTTTGAATAACTGGTGGAACACCATTAAATCTTTGTGCAAAGAAAATGACACGAAGTTGGTGAATGAATGGGAGGTACATGTCAGGTGTTTCTACTTCCAATTGTCCAAACAATTTCACAATACCAATCACCTGGTTGACTTCTTTTTCTGTGATGTTGTGTAAATTTTTTAAGAGTATCACTCTCTCCCCACCGATGCGTAAAAACTTTTTGATGAAATCCATAAATGTCCCACCTCTCGTCGCCATTGTCACAAAATGTGCGAGTTTTATGTGATGGTATTGGAGTTGACCTGTGACGTGTTTTGTTTGGAGTTTTGTATCGTAATATGTTTGTCTTCCATAGACTGATATTAACAATGCCTTTTGTGTTTTAAAAATAGCGTGTCGTCGTGCGTTAATATTCACCCCATTATAATTGCGCATCATATCAGGTGAGGTAGGCACGCCTGTGTGTGGTCCACGGTGGATGGTTTTGTTTTTAAAAACTTTATTGAGATAGTCTCTGGAATATACATGACGAATTTTCCCATTGTTACTGTTGAGGACATCACTCAATAAATATGTTGGTCTGTTCATCAGTTGTACATTATTTTTGAAATTTTTATTATTTGTTTGTAAGTGATTTTTATTTTTATTGTTTTGAATATTTTTAAATTTTTTTACAAGTTTATTGTTAACATTTGTGTTATTTTTTAAAAATTTTTCAAATGCTTTTGCGTATTTTTTCGCTCGTTCATTTGCATTCTTCTGTGTCTGAGTGTACTGTTCCTGAAGTGCTTTTTGACGCTTCGTCTCTGGACTCATCAAGAAAGGGTCATCCTCTGGTCTGTTTGGTGTTGGACTTCTAGACGGTGTCCTATTCCTATTGGCGCGCGTGCGCACGCGAGGAGGCATCTTCTTACTATAATCTCAGAATATATTAATGGACCTTGAAGATGTGTTAAAAAATGTTGCACTGTTTGGAAATTATTTAGTTCTCATAGACTCCATAATACGTCGTAAGTCATCTTGAACTATTTTAAATCGTTCCAACCTGTACTGAACAAACATCCAGAGAAAGAACAATAAACTTTTCAATAAATTATTTGCAGCGGTGTCATCCATTTTGTACACTGGAGACACCAGGCGATGGAAAAATGTTTCATCCTTGTTTTTACCAGTCATGTACGTTTCCAGTTGGGTCATGGCACACGTGTCATCGTTCACGCTCCAGTGGTAAAAGATGAATGGAATCAGTATGGAGTACATCTGTAACATGCGCTCATCATTTACGAAAGGAATGATGATGAGAAATAATAATAACACGGTGTGAAGTGCGAAAATTATATTCATCTTATTCTAAGATGGAAAAAGATAAAAAATTACCTAAAATTTGGCACCCTCAACAGGAAAGTATTTTAAGGGGGTGGGGTGAGAGTGCGGCATGCTACCGTTGGATGCACTATCAGGCTTTTTTAAAATACAGAAAATCAAATATGCACTATACATTACCAGTTATTGTTCTATCAACAATAACGGGTACGGCAAATTTTGCCCAAGAACAGTTTCCTGCGGGACTTCAACCGTACGTGGCGCCAAGTATTGGTGGCCTGAACCTCATCGCTGGTCTCATCGCGACGATTTCTCAATTTCTGAAAGTGAGTGAGCTGATGGAAGCCCATCGTGTGGCGGCGATGCAGTTTGGTAAGTTTTCTCGCGTCGTTCGTTTGGAGTTGGCCTTGCCCCTCGTTGACCGGTCTCGCGATGGCGCGGACATGGTTGAACTCATGAAAGGGGAGTACGACACCTTGATTGAACAAAGCCCATCCATCCCAGCCCCTGTGTTGGCGATGTTTGAGAAAGAGTTCCCATCGGATGACCGTCTTACTAAACCTGAAATTGTTCACATCAACCCAATTCAAACATTTAGTGCCGTCTTGGAAAATTCAGTCATCTCTAAGATGAAAGGGTTAATTAAGAGTGATAAAAGTAAAGAAGAACTTATAACCGACCTTCAAAAAATCCAAGGTTCTGACGAACCTCCACCGAAAAAGTTTTTCAAAAAAGTGGTGGACACCATCGCACAAAGACAACAAGATGAAACAAAGAAAGAGCTCGAAGAGTTGAGAGGTAAAACACAAGTCTCAAAGAAGAATCAAAAACTTGAGGACGAACTTAAGAAGAGGGCTGAACTGATGGAAGTTGCCGTCGAAGAGCCACCACAAGATAAATAAGTAATAGAAGAATCACTATATTAAATACACCAACTGCACATAGATATGGGAACATTTTCTTTTTTAAAGGACTAATTACCTTTGTATCTAAGACTTCCAAGGCTTGGTCTGTTAAATCTTTATCAGTATCAGTCATGGATAAGTTTATTAAAATTACTCCACAAAAAAAGAAACCCCCTGATGCCACAAATATTCATGGCGACCGCGTAGAAAAATTAAAACACTGTCTCACAGAGAATAAAAATGTCTTCATTTACGGTGCGTGTGGTACGGGGAAGACATATTTACGAGAGTGTGTGTTAGATGACGGGAATAGCATAGAGCTCACGACAGACCTTTTACGTTCAAAGAGTTTATTTTCACAACTTATTCATGGGTCAACGAAGCATCTGTTCATTGAAGATTACGAACCAGATAATTTAATTCTTAAAGCTACGGTGGAGAGAGTGGCTGAAGGCGACCGTCTCACCGAAGGGTCTTTGGTTGTGTTATCATCGCATTTTTGTTTATACCCTGGTTTTACATTTATTGAAATCCCACGTCACGGCCCAGAAACCCTCCGACGTGTGTGTTTAGATAGGTATGACGAAGGCGCGGCGGTGCGATGTCGTGGTAACATCAGAGACTATCTCCACTACCTGGATGGTTCAGATAGGAAAGATGTTTTTGAAAATCCAAAGGATATTATATATAAAATCTTGTGCGACCCAACATATACATTTAAACCTGAAAAGTTATATGAACATGGACACATGTGGTCAATTTTTCAAGAAAATTACGTAGACTCAAAAGATGTAAATACCGCTGGTGCGAGTATGGCATTTTCAGATGCAGATATTTTTGACAATGCAATGTACAGTTCTTTAAATAATGAATGGAACGTGATGCAATATTTTGCACATTTTGCCATCACGATACCTCGTTTTCACATGAAAGCGCATCTGCGTGAAGATAAAATCAGACCTGGGTCGTGTTGGACAAAACATGGAAACTATAAAATGCGCGCGAAAAAGTTGTACAACATTCAACTGCGTAATAATAACATTTCCATAGAAGCACTTAGTTTATTACAAAAATATGCAGGTCTTGGGTACTATGATAAAATGTTATGTTATGACATAACACCCCAAGATTTTGATACCATGAATCATTTGTGTCTTACAAATAAATTAAAACCAAGGGACGTCAATACAATTAAGAAGAAACTGAAAAATGCCCTACTTGAACAAGGAAACTGAAGAAGATGAAGAAGTGCTTGAAGTCGCAAAAGTCATCGGTAATGAAATCTTCTACTACGGAGACATCACTCCCGAAAACATCTTGGAGTTTACCGAAAAATTTCGTAAGTTGGAATCTTGGTTGTTGAAAATGTCCAGTGACCTCATAGGCTACGTCCCGACCATTCGCGTAAACATCATGAGCGATGGCGGCGACTTGTTTTCTGGTTTTTCTGCGATGAATGTCATCCAAAAGAGTAGGGTCCACACCATAACCGTCGCCTTAGGTGCTTGCTGTTCAGCCGCAACGTTTATGCTTCTCGGTGGCAAAGAAAGAAAGGTAGGTCGTAACGCCCATGTGCTCATTCACCAGCTTTCTACAGGTGGGTTTTGGGGAAAGTTTGAAGAGATGAAGGATGAGATGCGGACGTGTTCCAAATTTATGGATATGATTCGCAACACGTACACGTCCATGACTAAAATTCCGGAGAAAAAGTTGAAAAAACTGTTGAAGCGGGACATTTACCTCTCCCCAGAGGAGTGTATTAAGTATGCCATCGTTGACGATTACGATTAGTGTCCACATAGCGTTTGTATAATAATAACACTCCCGCTATTATAATAAAAATTGACAGTGTGTTGAGGTTCATCTTGATGCCCCCATCATGTTCTGGGGTCAGACGTTCTATTCGCTCATAGTTTACAACGGGTATCATCTGTTATTATGTATTTATATAAAAAAGAATCATTGATTACATATCAGCGGGCGGGGTACTTTCAAACCAGAACACACAATTTTAAGAAAACCATCGACCATGGTGAACCCCGAAACATAAAATGACTGATGGTGCCATTTGTTTAGGCCACCAAACGCCGCGATGACATGGACACCTCCTTGTTTATTGAACAGTTCATAGACGGCACGATTCACCGTTCCGGGTTTCAATTCATCTATTGTTTGCACACGTTTTCCGCCACGTGATGCAGCGAAATCATAATAAAAGTCTTGCCGTAAAATGTCATCGTACACTGTCTTCTCTCGAGTTTGGCATTGAATGAAAAGTTCTTTCCCACCCGGTAGAATATTGATTCCGCGCGGTGTGGGTTGCAACCCGACAGCGGCGCACGAGTCTTTGTGGGTCATAGACGTCTGCTGCTGTTCGGGGGTCTCGGCAGTGCGTTTTCTTTTTTTTCGGGGGTGTGTGGGGGTTAATTGTTTCATCAAATTATTCACGATTTTGTTGTATTTGTCTTCATCACCTTCGAGTAGGTTTTTCGACAAGTCTGATATAGAGCTTGAAAGTATTTTGATGAGTTCGGCGCTTTTGGTGTGGCAGCTCGTCATTCTTATTCTTACTAGATATACGTAATTCTATCTTTAATGGAGATGAGTCGAGAATTCGTTTTAAAGATTACACACGTTTATTAGTCAAATGCCCCTTCTCGTGAAGTGTCTCCATGACGGTGTACATTTACCTACTCGTGGGTCTTCTGGTGCTGTTGGATACGATTTATATTCTTGTGAAGATGTTACTATCCCTCGCGGCGAACGCGCTCTTGTCGGCACGGGGGTCGCAATTGTCCTCCCGGTAGGCACATATGGTCGCGTCGCCCCTCGTTCAGGTCTCGCCGTCAAACACGGTATTAACGTCGGTGCTGGAGTAATAGACCCAGATTATACGGGGGAAATTAAAGTTCTTCTTTTCAATCACGGAGAGGGGGTGTTTGAAGTGAAGAAGGGGGAGCGCGTGGCCCAACTGGTCTTAGAGAGGTGTGAAACCCCAGAGGTTGAGGAAGTTGGTGTCATCAAAGAAACTGAGAGAGGTGCCTCTGGCTTTGGGTCTACAGGTACCAGAAACCTTCAGCCGTCGGCATGAACAGAACACCTTGTCGCATCGTCATGAATAACTTTGCTTGGTGCACTGTAGGGTATGTAAATAAAAGCCAACGATTCCAGTATTCTTCACTAAACATATCATCCCAATCCTCTGTACGACTTTCACAGACACGTAACATTTCCCTATGAATTTCAGAAGGGTCACGCTCCGTCCGCACCTTCCGAGACATCACCGCCCCATGTCTCAGAAGACGCGCTCGCATCAATCTCGGATTCTTGTGGTCCGTGTAGTCTCGTTCAGTTTTAGTTCCGAAATCAACAAATCTGTGATTTGGGAGGATGACTCTGTATTTATGTGCTACCGACGGACTTGGTTTTAGAATGATGTGCATCCTTATTAATTAAAGTTTTTACTTTTTTAATATATAAATGGCGCAAAAAAATGTCCTGGGTGAAGGATTTGTTCGCCTCGTGGACCACATGCCTCAGAGGGATTTGGACACCGCCATCGTCCAGTCAGCGAGAGTCTCGTATGGAGATGGGACTAAAACCACACGAGGAGATAAGGGACTTATACGATATTTGCTTAGACACTGGCATACAACGCCCTTCGAGATGGTGGAATTCAAATTCCACATCAAAATGCCCATCTACATCGCAAGACAGCATATGCGTCACCGAACCGCCAGTATTAATGAACTCTCCGCCCGCTACTCCGTCGTTCCGAAAGAGTTCTACGAACCCAACGTTTTACGGGGGCAGTCTCAAATAAATCATCAAGGCTCCGAAGGTATCGTTGACCTAGACGACACCCTGCGACAGCGAGTCTCTCGTCAGTTGAACGAAGCTTTCGGGGTATATGATGACCTCCTCGAAGCGGGCTGTTGTCGCGAACAAGCGCGTGGCGTGTTGCCACAAAGCACCTTTACCGAATTCTACTGGAAAATTAACTTGCACAACTTGATGCACTATCTCCAGTTGCGCATGGAAAAGGGTGCGCAGAAGGAAATTCGCGACTACGCCAACGCCATCTATGAACTCGTGGAACCCCTCGTACCTATAACGATGCAAGCGTTCCGAGATTTCCGTGTCAATGGGATGTTCCTCACCGGTCCAGAGATTGAAGCCTTACGCACGGGACACGATATCCCTTCACCAGGGGAACAAAGGGAATTTGAAGAGAAAAAGAAAATTCTAGGCATGTAATAAGGAAGATGCGGCTTTACATTGCACTTATTTTAGCCCTTGCAACGAACTGGCTCGTCGGATACTACATCACATCTCGTCGCGGTGAAAAGAATGGTGGAAAGGCGAGGGACATCGGTTTTGAACTACTTCCAAACCTTAGTAAATACGAAATCCTTCACGACCTCACGGGAGTCATTCCGACGTTGTTTTTGGTGTACAACTGGTTCCGTCCAGGAGGGTGGACGGAGACTGTGAAAAATAGGTACATGCTCACACTCACCTTTATGTACGCCGCACGGGCGATGACAAACATCGTCACTCAATTACCTGCAGCTAAACCCGGGACGTGTACACCGAATCCACCTTTGTCCTTCTGCAACGATTACATGTTTAGTGGACACACGACCTATAACATCGTCACCTCATATTTCGTTGGGAAGGTGTTGTACCCTGTGTATCCCATCATCGCTTCATTGGTGACTATCGCGACAAGGGAACACTACAGTATCGACGTTCTCGTGGCGTGGATTATCTTCTTCGCCATCCAGTGTAGGATTTAAATAATCTTGATGTATTGTAAGAATGTATAATTCATCAAACTCTAACTCAAACAACACAAGGGGTGTCAAAAGAATTCTGAGAACCGTGAACCCACCAACGGCCAAGAGGATGATGACGAAACGTTTTAAGAACAAAATCAACAACCAGGTGGTTAAAGAAGCAGCAAAATATGGCATAACAAATCTTAATGCCACGCGTCTTGATTTATCAAATAAGGGTCTCGCAAAAATTCCAGATTTTGTCTTCTACATGAAAAATTTGAATTATCTTTTCCTTACTGAGAACAACCTCACGTCGTTGCCAGCGGAAATCGGTCAGTTGAAAAAATTGACTATTCTGAATATCGGTGATAACAAACTCACCTCTTTGCCTGCAACTATTGGCCAGTTAACAAATTTGAATGTTCTATATCTCTATGAGAACGAACTCACCTCTTTGCCTGCAACTATTGGTCAGCTGAAAAATTTAGAGGAGCTTGAGCTCACTCATAACAACCTCACCTCTTTGCCTGCAACTATTGGTCAGTTGAAAAAACTCAGCACGCTTACCTCCGCACACAACGAACTCACCTCTTTGCCTGCAACTATTGGTCAGATGAAAAATCTGAAGAAGCTTAACGTCAGTTTTAATCGCATCAGCTCGTTGCCAACAACCATCGGCAGATTGAGAAATTTAGAGAGGTTTGACCTCGGACACAACGAACTCACCTCTTTGCCTGAAAGTTTTAAAAATCTATCAGATAGTGTAGTCATCAGAGTTGATTACGGGAAAAAATATACAAAACAACAATTTATGAAACAGTTTAAACCCAAACGTATAAACAAGAATACTGAGCTGTTTAATGCCGGCGTATACCTAACAAATAACATCCCTCGTGGTAAAAGGGCGTACATAAGTACACCATCGGATGTGAAAAACAACGGCACCCTCCGGAGGGTCTACAACAAGAATGGTCTGAATGAGGCTCTTCGAATAAGAGGGGGGAGGGCCAGACTTCATGGAAACAATTTTTCAGCAAACAACGTTAGACTCATCAACAATAAAAACTTTAATTTACAACGCATCCGTGTGCGTCTTCTCAACACACCCCTGAACAATATGAGAGCCACCATCGAAGGTGTTAAGAACAACTTGCCACCTAATGTGTCTCGCACCGATGTGAACAATGTGGTACGTAATCTCAAACCCCTCGTGTTGAACAAGATTCGAAACCGATTGAGAACGACCCCCGCCAATCAGAGACAGGCACTCCTTAACAAGTTCAAAAGGGGTGGTTTGATAAATAATCTTGATGTATTGTAAGAATGAACTCCAACTCAAACAACAGAAATTCATCAAACTCCAACTCAAACAACAGAATGATGTATAATTCATCAAACTCCAACTCAAACAACACAAGGGGTGTCAAAAGAATTCTGAGAACCGTGAACGCACCAACGGCCAAGAGGATGATGACGAAACGTTTTAGGAACAAAATCAACAATCAGGTCCTTAAAGAAGCAGCAAAATATGGCATAACAAATCTTAATGCCACGAAACTTAAGTTAAATAATAAGGGTCTCACAAGAGTTCCAGATTTTGTCTTCTACATGAAAAATTTAGAGGAGCTTGAGATGGATTTTAATCACCTCACCATGTTGCCAACGGAAATCGGTCAGTTGAAAAATTTGAAGAAACTTGACCTCACTTATAACTACATCGCCATGTTGCCGGCGGAAATCGGTCAGTTGAAAAATTTGAAACAACTTGAACTCCGACACAACAAGGAACTCACCTCTTTGCCAGCGGAAATCGGCAGATTGAAAAATTTGAATTATCTTGACCTGAGTGAAAACTTGTTCACCTCTTTGCCAGCGGAAATCGGCAGATTGAAAAATTTGGAGGTTCTACATCTCAATGAGAACCAACTCACAAAGTTGCCAGCAACTATTGGTCAGCTGAAAAATTTAGAGACATTTTACCTCTCTGAAAACAATATCACCATATTGCCTCCAGAAATTGGCCAGTTGAAAAATCTTCGAAAGCTAGTAGTCAATGATAACAAACTCATTTCTTTCCCTGAAAGTGTTGGTCAGTTAACAAATCTCGAAATGCTAAACGTCGCTAATAACAAACTCACAAAGTTGCCAGAGAGTTTCGGTAAGTTGAAGAAATTGAAGAAACTTACTATCGACCTTTACAAACTCACCTCTTTGCCCGAAAGTTTTAGAAATCTATCAGATAGTTTAGTCATCATCTTTTACGAGAAAAAATATACAAAAGCACAGTTTATGAAACGGTTTGAACCAAAACGTATAAACAAGAATACTGAGCTGTTTAATGCCGGTGTGTACCTAACAAACAACATCCCTCGTGGTAAAAGGGTCTATCTAAACATCCCATCAAATGTCAAAAACAACGGAACCCTGAGAAGGGTCTATAACAAAAATGGTATCAATCAGTTTCTTAGAGGGGGAGAGGGGAGGGCCAGTCTTCATGGAAACAATTTTACATCAAACAATGTTCGACTGATGAATAACAAGAACTTTAATTTACAGCGCATCCGTGTTCGTCTTCTGAACACACCCCTTAACAATATGAGAGCCACCATCGAAGGGGTCAAGAACAAGTTGCCACCTAATGTGTCTCGCACCGATGTGAACAATGTGGTTCGTAATCTGAAACCCCTCGTGTTGAACAAGATTCGAAACCGATTGCGAACTACCCCTGTGAATCAGAGACAGGCACTCCTTAACAAGTTCAAAAGGGATGGATTGGTTAATAACCGTGATGTATTCTAATGACCTTGAACAAGATTGTAAAATATCATGAAATATGAAGTTTTCCATGGACGACGTCGCAAATTTTTCTTGTGGGATAGTAATAATGAGTAGTGGTGACTCAGGACTTATTATTGTAATGGTAATGTCCGGTGTATTCTGTATGGTGTCATCCATTGGACTGGGATACACATGCACAGGCGGGTCTTTTGATCCCGATGATTTTGATACAGACAAATGTTTAGAGTGGCCAGAGAGTGGCGGTGGAGGAGGTGGCGGAGGTGGTGGCGGAGGTGGCGGAGGTGGCGGCGGCGGAGGTGGCGGCGGTGGAGGTGGGGGCAGTTCAACTTTACAACCAAGTCCAAGCGTCCTTTCGTGTAACTCCACTTTCTTTCAAAACACAAATAGGTCTTGCTACACGGGTGGCAACACTGTTGGTGCTAGATGGGCCTGGACAGATTCCGATGATGCACGTATTTGTCGTAACAAGGTTGCAAAATTTTTGATTGAAATTTCATCCGCCAGTCAGAACCACAACGTGAAATACAAATACGACGTCGTTGGTTCTAGTGCAAACAGCATCGTCATAAGTGATGCATCGAGCTTGATGTCTGGATCAGAAAATATAAAAATATATGTAACACCCCTGGATGCATCTAATTTAAAATTAACTGATACTGTGGAAGTTACAGTTGACTTGGGAAATAGTGATGTTGAATCATGTAATGCGGTTGGTGGTACGCCAGTGCCTTTCTCATCTTTCACTGAAATTTCAAATAACACGACACCCTCTTCACAGTCGCAGTCGTGTACAGGTACTTGGAGCCCACCAGGTCCTTGCACAGCTGATGATGGCGCTACCATACTCACGGGTGAGGTAGGTAAATGTGGTACGGGTACAAGTTTACGTACATGTCCGGATGGGTGTCCAGGCGAAACTAATGACTCTGGTTGTGTCACAGAAAAGAGAGAGCGTTGTGAAAATGCATGTCCTGAAGAAACACCATCCGATTGTATACTGGCCCGTTTACCTAACGGTGAAATTAATTGGAACCCGTATCCAGGTACACCCGATTACAACGCGGCATGTGCAGAAGTGTGTCTAACCAGTGGTGGCGATACTGGTGAAGTCTATGCGAGTGCTGATGTAATGCATGATGCGGTAGGTTCTGGGAATTGCGCTTACTCTCAAACAACGACATGCACGTGTCCAAAGGATTGTACGGGGCACTGGGAAAGAGAACCAGATGAAGTAGATAGAAGTTGTTTTCCTAATGAGCAGAGTTGGGGGATTTATCCCTTTGCCACGTATAAAGTTGAAAGGTTTGTTGTCGATGATGACGAGACTGGTGCTACTGGTACATGCCCAGACAGAGGTAAATGGAGGAGAACGAGGACAAGCACGTGGAAAAAAAAAGGCTGGTATGGCAATAATAAAAGTTGGGGCACTTGTGATGAAAATGATACGTGTACTTACCCTGGTGCTGCTGTCTATGGAGGAGGGGCAGCCATACATGACATAAGTGAAAATTGTCCAGCAGTTGAATAAAAATATAATATTGACAGAATATAAGGATGTCTAAGTCATCTACTGTAGCCGTCATGGGTGTGTGTGCAATGTTTGTTGTAGTTAGTTCAGTTTCAGCTTTGTACACGTGCACCGACGGAAGTTTTGATTTTGAAAAATTTGATATG